TGGCTCTTCCAAGGAGAAAATGCAAGAGCAAGGAGAACAAGAACGTGAAACCATCGCGCTCGGCGCAGAAGAGCAACGCAAGTCCGCAGAGCAGGCCCAGGAGTTCGGTGAGAGGGACGAATCACGCGATTACTCCCAGGCCCAGCGAGCTTATCGATATTGAGGTTTTTAAAACCTGGATCGATAATCTGGATAGTGCAGCTGAAGAAGCTTACCTCTCCTTTTGTAAAGACAACAACTCTGTTATTGAATGTTTCCTTTATGCCAGGTTTCTTGGTTATGAAGGAAGCATTGTGGCGTGTGACCTATGGGTAAACAGCGAATTTGAAAAACCTGATCATAGAAAAGTTCTTCTCAATGAAATTGAGGAGATGCAGGAAGATATTCGCAAGTTACGCCAAGCTGTCGAGGATGATATCGTCAAGCGAGATGCGGGAGTCGCCAGGATTGCCAGCATGCAAAAAGAACTTCGTGGAACTATTGCTCAATTAGATCTTTTCACTTCTTCTAGGGACCGCAAAGGCTTGCTAATGGCTGGAGCTGATCGTGCAATTCGTGAGTTAGTTTTCATTTTTAAAGATGATCCTATTGAGATTCCACTGCATGAAGCTTCGATGAGTGTTTGGGCTCGCATGCAGCTAGAAGAATAGTAATCATAAAATAAACAAAAGATCAAAACAATGTCTGCTTCTACAGATATCCCTGAACTTGCTGGACGGATGCCAAACATTGTCCGCGAGCTTCAGCGTACCCGCATGGGCCTTGGCCCTAGTCAAAACGTTGCTGGTGCGAGTGATATCGCCAGTACAGCAAAAGCAATGTTTGGTACCACTCCCCCAAATACTGAGGTAAATGGCAAACAAAATGCCCCCGCAGCTCCTGGCGCACTTCAAAAAGACGGAAGCGAAGAAAGCGGACGGCTCGCAAATGAACGACAAGGAAAAACACAAGGCCGCTTTGGAAAAGGCGCGTAAGTTTAAAGAGTCACGCTCCAATAAATAAGTTAGTATTAACTTAACTGCAGACATAGAGTGCCTTCTTATCTTCATCTTGCTTACAGGCGTAACGCACGTGTTGCCTCCAAGAATTACAAAGTAAGAGAAAATAAGAACGAGGATTCACTCCAGCGTGCACGGGATGACTTCGGTTACTTTTGCGAGTACGTAGCCGATAAACCTCCAGCGGAACATCACAAGGAGTGGCACCGCAAGTTTGTAACAGATCAAGATAGCTCCTGTCTAATCAAGATTGCTGGCCCTAACGTTGACCTGCTTGCTCCTCGTGGCTCAGCAAAAAGTACAGTGCTCGGCCTGTTGACAGCCTGGGCCATTGGGATCCATACAACTGCCAAGCTTCCTCTTCAGATTCTTTACCTTTCTTACACCGTTGATATTGCACGTTCTAAGTCTGCAACCATCAAACGAATCATTGAAAGTAAGCGATATCAAGAAGTTTTTCCAACAGTACGCCTTCTTAAAAACGTAACCAGTAATGAGTATTGGTCTATTGACCATAAGTTTGCTGGTATTGACGTAACAGGTGACGAGCAATTCACACTCTGTGCGGCAGGCTTGAAAGGTTCAGTGACCTCTAAGCGTTCGCACCTGGTGATGATTGATGACGCCATCAAATCAGCCGCTGATATTGCAAACCCTGACATCAGAAAAATGATGCAGGACAACTGGAACGCGGTGATTGCACCAACGATGTTTGAAGGGGCACGCGCCATCTGCCTTGGTACTCGCTTCAGACATGATGACATTCACTCCACCACGTTCAACGAACAAAACAATTGGCAGCAGATTATTCTGTCTGCAATTCACAATGATCCCAAGACTGGTGAGGAGATGTCCTATTGGCCAGAGATGTGGTCATTGGAGTATCTAAAAGAGAAGAAACGACAGGCACCTATTGCTTTTTCCTTCCAGTACATGAATCAAATTATCAGGCAAAACGAACTGTCGTTGGCACCTGAATTGATTGTCAAGGCTGAAATCTCTACAGAGTTTGATGCTCTTGGTATTGGCGTTGACTTGTCTGCTGGCATCAAGGAAAAGAACGATTACACAGTTATGATTCTTGGTGGTCGCATTGGCGACCGCATCCATATTATTGATTACCGACGTATTCGCGTAATGGGTAATTTGGAAAAACTAGATGCTATGAAGGAGCTTCTCAATGATTGGTCTATTCTTGGTCGTGATGACGGTGGCAATTACTTCCCTACTTATTCAACTTGCGATATATGGTCCGAAGCTGTTCAATACCAAGCATCGCTAGAAGCAGATTTCAAACGTGTTTGCTTAAGCAATGAAGGACTGTATAACTTAATCTGGCACCCCGTCAAAGGATTCCGCGCAGATAAGTTGGCACGTTTCCGTGGGATTATTGGTATGTTTGAAGACCGAAAGATTATCTTTAATCGCTACCGTAATTTCACTGCAATGTTTGAAGAGCTAACTAACTTTGGCGTTAGTAGTCACGATGACTGTGTTGATGCGTTAGTGTGGCTGGTCACAGGTCTTGCACGCAAAGGTCAATTGCAACTTGATTACTAATTCTAAAATAAATAAAGAAAAATCAAAACTTTATACCAGTGGGTCCTGAATATCTCGCCCTTGGCCTAACAGCTCTTGTCTCCGCATTTACCGGGGGTAGCTGGGTGGCCAATAAAATACTAGACCGTCAACAAGAGCGTCTTCAAGGTGCTTACGACTATATCGGTTCACAAAAAAGAAGGATTGATATTTTGGAAGATCAAATCAATCGCATGCCTTTGGAGTATGTATTGAAAGTTGACTTCCTCAGAGAAATCAAAGAAATGCATGATAACTTTAAGCAGATCAACAATAAGCTTGATAAGCTAATGGAAAAGCTTTTGGAAAAATGAGTTACATCTTGGAGGTCCAGGAGGACGAAAACGGAGATCAATACATCACGCTACCCGATGAGGTTGTTGACGAGCTTGGCTGGCAGGAAGGGGATATTCTCAACTGGGACGTAAAAGGAAATGGAATCATTCTGCATAAAGTCAACGATTGCTCTGGTTACGAAGTAATAGAAGAGTAAAATAGAAACAAAGAGAGATTCAGATGTCTTATCAAGTGGTAAAAGGCGAAAGTAACGTTCCCGGGGCAGCTGGTAACTTAAGGCCCGGCGGCTTACTGGCAGCTGGTATTCCCGTTGGACAAGACCCGCGCCTTCCCATGTCCCAGGCAGATTTTCAGCATTATATGGGCGGAGTAAAACTAGACCGTCTTCTGGGACCCATTCAAGAGCAGCGGGGCCTTCAGCGATTTCACGAGATAATGCGGCAAGGTGTCCCCGGTGCTTCCATGCCTGGAGGGGGAGGAACGCCTATGGGTAATGCTGGTTTTTACATGGGCCCTCAGCTTGGGCAAATGACACCACCTGCTGGGTTCCAGAACAAAACAGTTTCTTGATTTATTGTTAGTATTACTAAAACAGAGGAGCAATAGTGGCTGACGCTGTAAGTCGACTTAAGGAAATCATTAATTCTTATCTTGAAAAAGATGGGAGCGTTGGCGTCGACACAGGTATCATTGCTTCTCATATTGCGCAGATGAAACTTTTTGGCATTCGCCAAGGGGTTGAATTTTTCCCATCTCAAGATAACTTTGGTGCACAACGCAAAGATTTTATCGACCGCGTACTGAAGTACAACAAGATGGATATCCGCCTGGATTCCATTTGGGAATACTTTTTGTGTGACGGAAAGGGTCTTTTTTACATCCGTCCCACCAAATTTAACTACCGTCTCTATTACTTCCGCGCTCACGAATATCGCTCGTATTACAACGTAGATGGTGAGCTAGATGAAGTGGTCATCATCTACAGCTATAAAGTCCGCAAGGGCTTTGGGTTGAATGACACGATCAACATTAAGAGCATCACTGGCTCGGCTGTAACAGGCGATCAGGGTGCAAAGCGCTACATTAGACTTTCCATTAAAGCCGACGAAATTGAAGAAACCCATTCGGAAGGTGAAATGTCATTTGACATGCCCTCCTATGCGGTACCAGGGAAAACTAAAACGTTTAAAAATACATTAGGTTTTATTCCTTGCGTTGAGATCTTTAATAACCCAAAAGGTTTCTCTACGGAAGGCGTTGGCGACTTTGATTCAATGGCCAACCATATCATCATTCACGATGAAATGGTTCGTACGATGCGTAAGAACGTACAGT